TGTGATGCTTGTAAATTTGGCCAAACTGATATTAAACTAGGACAAGGTAACGAAACAATTGCACAACTTGAATTCGATCCAAGGACAGGTCTAAATAGAGAACTTGGATATGATGACACACCATCTGAAATACTAAACATTAGAGATGAAAATATTGATTTAGTCAATGACCCAAAAACATTTTCCGAAAAAATAAAAGAAACAAACAATTTAGGTGGTGTTGACTATAATACTGATAATCAGTCAGTTGAGTTTATAAGTGATAAAATTGAACCAAGTAATGCAAATATAGATAGTCTGAATATTGATAAACCAGAAAATGAGATTAAAAAAAATTTAAACGTAGAAGAAACAAAGTTTACACAAAAATCAATATCAGCACAAGTCGAGGAAACAAAAGATAAAGTAAAAACTGCTGATTTAGAATTACCAAAATCTGAAAAGAAATCAATTAAAGAACAACTTGGTGTAAAAGAAAAGGATGAAATAAACACGGATAAGCAGATTACAACAAAAATAGATGAGAAAAAAATTGATGAATCACCAAGTAAGATTAGTAACCAACCAAGCAAAGTAAAAGCAAAGAATACAAAGGAACTTGAAACTGAAATAAAAAAAGATGCAAAAAGTTCTCACCAAATTAGAGAAGAAGAAAAGTCTGGAATTGAATATGAATCAAAAGATAAAACTGTCGTATACGATACATATACAGACGAAAAGGGTGACATAAAAGAAGATAAATATGAAAAAGAGGGAGATGAACCTTTTAAAAAAACAAAATCTACTACAAAAGTTAGCAAACCCGCAGGAGGTCCTCCAGCAGAGCAAGATGCTGACGAGGTTAAATCATTTCACACAGGTGAGACAATTAAAAGAGAAGAACTTAAGGGAACTGTACTAGAAGATGCTGATATGAATGCAGTTGGACTTTTGCATCCGAATGATTTAGAGAACCTTAAAGATACAGAACAGGTTACAAAAACACTAGAGGATGCAGAAAAGATATATGATAAAACATTTGCAGAAGAAATAGAAAAGACTGAAAATTTAGTATTATCAGAGCAAACGGATGGCATTATATTCGGAGCACAATTACCAACACTTAATGGAAACCAAATTGTTATAAACTCAGAAAGAGTTTTGATTTCAGCAAAAACACAAGAGTGTGGTATTTTTTCCAAAAGAAAGTTTTTCGTTTCAACTGATGATGAAATTACAATGAATGCAAAGCAACGAATTGTTTTGAAAACGGATATGCATACATCAATAGAATCACCGACAATTCACCTTGGGGTTTACACAACAAGAAACCACCCATCACTTAAAGGGGATTGCACGGTATGGTGGTTACAAGATTTATGCGATTGGTTGTCGGGACATACGCATAGTGACCCTTGGGTAACGACTGGTACACCAACACAACAAGGTTCGTTAGCAGCTTTAAGAGCAAGAGCTCCAACATTATTAAGTGAGCGAATATTTATATCTGGATAGAAAGGTTATACAATGAAAAAAAGTGAATTAGTAAAATTAATTAGAGAAGCAGTCAAAGCAGAACTTAATGAGTCATTGCCAAGATTGATTTCCGAGAATATAAAGCATATAGAACAACCACCGATTTCAAGTGATCCGGTTGAACTTACAAAAAATATACTTGAAAAAAACTCGGATAAACAAGAAACAAAATCAGCACCAACAAAACGATTCAGCAAAAATGAAGTATTAAATAAAATACTTAACGAAACAGTTGGTGGAATACCATCTGAAGCTCCAAAAGTAGGAGACTCACAAACAGTTACCGATTTACAAGGTAATTCTGTTGATGTGGACGAACTACCTGATCATTTATCAAGAGCACTTACCAGAAATTATTCAGATGTGGTTAAGTTGGTTGACAAAAAAAGAGGTAAACTTTCATGAGTAAAGACGTTCCACTTGGTATAAAGATTCCATACTCTAGAGGCAATCAAGGTTTCTTTGATCAAACATTTTCTGATATCGAGAGGTGTCATACAAATTTAAAAATGTTATTAATGACCGCCAAGGGTGAACGTCCTATGATGCCAACTTATGGAAGTGATTTACGAAGTTTACTTTTTAATCCAGGTGAAGACGGATACGATGAACTATTGAAAGAAGCTGTACACGATGCGACAGAAAAGTGGATGCCAGAAGTAGTTATATTAGGGGTAGAAGTAGTAAGAGATTTTTCTACAGCACCAAATTCAGCAATACTTAAAATAAATTTTTCAATAAACGCAATTCCAGATTCATACGAAAACATAGAAATAGAGGTTTCATAAAATGGCAAATGATATATATCAATCAGCATCTGCAAGTAAAAAAGATATTAATTATACTGGTAAAGATTTTAATTCCTTCAAGAAAAATTTAGTAGAATATGCAAAGTCATATTTTTCGTCTACATACCGTGATTTTAGTGAAAACTCATCTGGTATGATGTTTATAGAACTTGCAAGTTATGTTGGTGATGTGTTGTCATATTATATTGATCACCAATTCAAAGAAGGATTTTTGCAATATTCTTCCGAAAGAAAAAACATAATAAATTTAGCAAACTATTTAGGATATAAAATCAGAACATCCGTATCTGCAACAACAGAGTTAGAAGTTTTTCAACTAGTTCCATCAAAAGTGGGATTAAATGGAAAAATGGAACCAGACTACAAGTATGCTCTTAACATTCAAGAAGGAATGGAAATTGCATCAAGTGACGGAAACTCTCCATCGTTTAGAACACTTAGTCAAATTAATTTTAATGAAGACAAAGTAGATTCAAAACGTGAAGTAAGTGTATACGAAAGAGATACAATAGGTCAACCTACATTTTATCTTCTCAAAAAAAGATGTCTAGCAAGTGCTGGAACTTTGACATCCAAAAGTGTAACGGTTGGAGATGCAAGTGAGTTCTATGAAGTTACATTACCTGAGACTAATGTAATAGAAATATTATCAGTAGAAGATTCCGATGGAAACTCATATTACGAAGTTCCATATTTAGCACAAGACACTATTGCAATTGAGGAAACAAACGATTATGAAAATAATCCAATTTACTCAAAGTTTTCTGACTCAGTTCCTTATATTTTAAAATTTATTAGAACTTCTAGAAGATTTACAACTTTAGTAAATCCAGATAATACAACTACCCTTGAATTTGGTGCAGGAAGTGACAAGTTTGACGATGAAATAATAATTCCAAACCTTGATAATCTCGGAAAGACATTAAATACATCCAAGAGTTTAGATACGAGCATTGACCCAAGTAACTTTTTGAAATCTAATAGTTATGGAAGTGCTCCTGCGAACACAACATTGACAATTAAATATTATGTTGGTGGTGGTGTAAGTTCAAATGTAGCGGCAAACACTCTTAACAAAATTCAAAGTATCAAATTCCAAGAAACTACGGATTACTTAGAACCCTCTGAGCAAGCATCCGTTGATACAATAAAATCAAGTGTACAGGTTAATAATCCTCTTCCTGCAACTGGTGGTAAATCGGCAGAAACCGATGAAGAAATAAGACAAAACGGATTAGCATCTTTTTCAGCACAACACAGAGCCGTTACACGTGAAGACTATGTAATCCGTGCATTATCAATGCCACCAAAATTTGGAAGTATTGCAAAAGCATATGTATCCAAAGACGGTATATTAGATACAAGATCACAAACAAATATTTTTAAAGAAGCATTTACCGATGAAGCAAAAGTAACTCCAAATGGAATGAACATAGTGTATGGTGAATTAAACAACCCACTTGCAATAAATCTATATGTGCTTTCATATGATGACAATAATTGCTTGATACGACCCAACGATCTAGTTTTAAAAAATTTAAAAACATATTTAGAAAAATACCGTGTTTTAACAGATGGAGTAAATATAACAAACGCATTCGTAATAAATTTTGGAATAAACTTTGAAATTTCCATATTTGAAAATTTTAATAAAAAAGAAATTTTGATAAATTGTATAAACGAATTATCAGATATGTATTCAACTGATAAAATGTCTATTATGCAGCCTATTGAAATCGGAGAAATTGAACTTAAACTTTCAAAGGTATCTGGAGTTCGTTCTGTTATTGAAGTAGAAATAGTAAATCTTACAACTGAAAATGGTAATTATTCTGAAAATGAATACGACATCAAGGCTGCCACAGTAGGAAAAACAATTTACCCATCTATGGACCCATCTATTTTTGAACTTAAATTTCCTAGCAAGGATATAGTAGGGAGGATTGTTTAATGATTAATTTTATATACCCAACAGAATCATGCACACTTTATAGTCACTACGACGTGCTTAATACAGGTGCAGATGAAATACTTGAAATTGCATCTGAGTTTACACCCAAATCCGGACCAATGATTTCTCGTTCATTGTTATTATTCTCAAATGAAGATATATTTTCAAACTATGCACCCTCCAACAGATATTATTTAAATCTCAGAACAGTACAAAGTATAGAGTTATCAGAAGAAGTAAGCGTAGAAGTTTTTCCAGTAAGTGAGGCATGGGAATCAGGACGAGGAAGATTTGCTGACAAAGAAGTTTTATATCCTGGAGCATCTTGGTCATTTAAAAATCAAAACAATGAACCTTGGCAATCAAACACAAATTCAGAATACGATTCGGGAGGTGGTTCTTGGTTTAATAAGTATAAAGACAAAGATTCAAATATAGAAACAGACATTGATATATCACAACTTTTAAATAAAAATACAGCAGATATAAGAGTAGATATTACAAATCTTGTGGGTTTTTGGAATACGTCAAAAATACAAAATAATGGTTTAATTATAAAGTTTAGAAACGATGAAAAACAACGATGTGGTAATATAAAATTCTTTTCTTCAAATACAAATACGATATACAGGCCTTTTATAGAGATTGGATCAAATGATTTTATATTCAATCCATTTAAAAAAGAGGAACATGATAGAATTGAACTTGAAAGTGGCTCGTTGGATGATGGTTCATTAGATAGTGGTTCATTGGATAGTGGTTCATTAGATAGTGGTTCAATTGATAATTATATCCACACTACAACTAGAGAAATTTCCGAAAGTTTAAGAGAGATAAAAACCGAAGAAATAGTATTGTTCGTTAAAGATGTTAGTGAAAATTATTCAAAGGCTAATACTGAGAAAATAAGAGTTGGTCTGCGTGAAAAGTATCCTGTGAAGAAGTTTGAGAATCGTATGAGGTATTCAAATGAAAATATTACAAATGAAAATATTTACTTTTCAGTAGTAGACGCAGAGACCGAAGAAACAATAGTAAACTTTTCTGAATTTACAAAAATATCATGCGATGCAGATGGACATTACTT